CAAAGGTAAGGGCCAGATCGTGGTCAGTGAAGCCGAACACCGCACCATCGCTGCGGGTGATTTTCCAGCACCAGGCCAATGTGGTGGTGCCGCTATCGAGATGGGCTTGCAGCCCTGTGGGCAAGGATTTCATCGGCGGACCTCGATCAGGGGAATAGACGTGATCGAGCCCAAGCGCTCGATGTCGAGCGTGACTGGTAGATCATCGGTATCAAACCGCACCGGCACATCGAATTCGAAACCAGCCGTCAGGTTCGCCCCGACCGATGGCGGGCTCAAGAAGGTGACGATCCCGGTCGAGACATCGGCGGTCCAGCCGGGGGCGGCGCCGGTCCAGGCCGGTTCGCGCAAGCTCGCGCCTAGGATGGTGACGATCTGCCCCGCCGTGCTGTTGCCAGCGCCTAGGAGGCACCCGGTCAAGCCAGCGCCCACAACGATGTCGAAGGACCAGAGCCAGAAGCCGCCGCCGAGATCGGTGATAACGACGTTCGAGACCGCTCCGCCGTTCTGATTGAAGATCGTGGGCACGGCGAAAGTGCCCTTGATACCGCTGTCGAGGTTTCCGGGCTGCAAGCGCAGATTCAGCCTGGCATCGGGCGAACCGCCTGCCTTGAACCAGACTTGCGCGCGGTATTTCTTGCCCTGCTGCACTGGAACTGAGGCGTGCTGACGAAGTCCGGCGCCGGAAACCCCAAGATCATAGGCAGCAGTGAAGCTGCCATAGGTCACGGCGCTGGTCGCCCCGGTTGCCCCTGTGTTTGACCAGGTTACCGACTGCAGATTGCTACCCGAGGTCAGCAATTCCGCTCCCTGCAGCGTCAGAATCCCGGTTTGAACCGTTCCAGCCACCGGCTTCAGGATTGTGCGTGACCAGGTCTGCCCGCCCGAGGTGTAAAGCTTCTTCAGCTGGAAGGTGGTCGTTGTGCCATCGCCGATGCCCAGAGGCTGGTCGAAGGCAGTGATCGCGGCCGAGGGCAGGCAGGATTTGTAATCCGCCCAGTCCTTCCAGCGAAACCCGCGCAGACGACCATTGCGCGCCTCGAAGAAAGCAATGACCGCCGCCAGATCGTCGGCACGCCGGATCCCGTAGGCGGCATCATAAGACCGCCGCGAATTGGCCCATGAAGCGTTGCGCTCTTCGTCGCCCGAGGCCATCGTCACGATCTGGGTCCGCCTTTGCGGCCCGCCGCGCGCGCCACGGCTGATCATGTCGGGAAAGCGGACTTCATCGAAGGACATCAGAACGCCCTCCGGCCGAAAGCCACCGCACGGGCGATGTCGCTCGCCACTTGCACGCGCGATTGCCGGAAGCTCTGCGCATCCCTTGCGTTGATGGTCACGGCGATGTTCTGGCCGCCGCTGCCCTGTTGCGATCCGACTTGCGCGGCCAGTTCGCGGCGCGAGAGCACCCGTTCGCCCTTTTGCAGGATGGCGGGTACCTCGTCGGGACGGAGCCCCGCCCAGCCGCCCGAGTGCATCCGGGGCGCACCCGCGAAGGCCAACGCCGGGATCATCCGGCTGGAGGAAGTGTTCCCGACTATGCCGCCCGAATGCAAGACCGGGGCGAAGATGCCACCGACGCCGCCCAGCGCGCCGGAAAGCATGTCGGCGATTGGGCCGAGCACGGATTTGCGCACAGCCAGTTTGGCGAGGTCCGCCAGGATCGAGGTGACGAGATCGCCGAAGTTCAGTTTGCCGGTCTTCACGAATTCGCCCACGGCGTCCTCGGCGGAGCGGAAGGCACCGACCAGCGCCTGTCCAAAATCAGCCCCGATGTCCTTGGCCGTGCTGGCGTAGTCCGAAAGAGCGGCCGTGACCGCCTTCCAGCCTGTGGCAGTTTCATCCGCGGCCGCCTTTCCTGCGGCACCGGCGCGCCCGGCAGCGCCACCCGCATCATTCAGTGCATCGGTGGTGCCATCGGCGGCGGCTGTCGCGGCATCAAGGGCGGCAGCACCGTCTGTTCCGGTCGAAGTCATGGCTGATTGCAGGGTTTGCCAACTGGCCAGCGGTCGGGTGGCAGCATCGGTCAACATGCCCGCTGCTTCATCATAGGCGGCGGCTCGATCACGCGCATCGCTGGCCATTATGCCAAGCCCGAGATCGGGGGTCTCGAGATAGGTCTTGCCCATCGCAGCCGTGAACGCATCCGCTGCGGCAGCACCGGCGGCTGTCGCCGCCCCGGCGAAGGGATTGTCGACCCGCCCCAGCGTGACCGGATCGAGCGTGCCGATCTGGATGCCGCCCTCACCGGTGGCCCAGTCGGGCAGCATGTCTAGTGCAGCATTCAGACCGGAAATGAAGGTGTTGATCCGCGTGACGACGCCGTTCAACATCGCCTCGACCCCGCCGATCAGCCCATTCGCCGCCTGGAACGCGAAGTCCGCGATGGCGGAGGGAAGTGCTGCCCAGATTGCCTTGACCGCATCAAACGCCCCCTGAAACACGCCGGTCGCCGAGTTGCCGAAGCCCACCACCGCCACCAGCGCTCCTTGCATCGCATCGGCCACAGTCGCGGTGATCCCCGACCAACTGGCGCTGAGGCTCGCGACCACCGCATCGACGCCCAATCCGATCCGGTCCCAGACTTCGCTGGCGAGATCGGAGAGGAGCCCGAGCGCCGCGCCAAAGCCGCCAGCACCTTCGACGAGCTTGGAGAACTGATAGACCAGTTCCCCGGCCCCTACGATCAGGGCGCCGATGCCGGTGCGGATCAGCGCGCCTTTCAGCACGGTGAGGGACAGGGAAAACCCGCTGACACCGAGTGCTGCGGCCCCTAAGGCCACGACAAACCGCCCTGCAAAGAAGGCGGCGAAAGCTCCGGCAATGCTGGCGATCTCGCCGATATGATTGCCGAGAAAGGCGATGCTTGTCTGGAAGACGCCACCTTTGCGGGTTGCGTTCGCCAGCGCGTTGGCCACTGTTTCCAGTGCCGGTGCGACAGCGACGGTCAGTTGGTTGGTCAGCCCCAGCCAGACCAGCCCAAGCCGGTCGATGGCATCGCCTGCGGTTCGGATCTGATCGGCATCCTGATCGGAAACCGCGACCCCGAAGTCGGTGATGTCCTGGGACGCCTGGCGCAGGGTGGCACTGTCGATCCGGCTGAAGGCGAGGGCCGCCTTGTCCCCAAACAGCGCAGAGGCGACAGCCGCCCGCTCAGCCGGGGGTACGAATTTAGTCAAAGCATCCTGAATGGCCACGATGCGCTCATCCAGCGGCAGCGCCTGCAAATCGGTGGCCGTCAGGTGCAAGCGTTTGAGGGCGTCGACCGCCGTGCCGGTGCCGCCCGCCGCATCGGACAATTTGAGTGTCAGTTTCTTGGTTGCGGCCGTGATCTCGTCCATCGAGACCCCGGCTAGATCGCCCGCGAAGGTCAGCACCTGAATGCTGCGGGTTGTGGTGCCGAGCGATTGCGCCAGATTGGCCTGCGCGTCGATGGTCTCGAGGCCGGACTTGATCATCGCGATCCCAGCCGCCGCAGCTGCTGCGACGGCCACAGCTGCGGCGATCTTCACCCGAGCGGCGAAGGCCGACAGCCTCGCATTTGCAAGTTCGGCTTCCTTCGACATCCGGCCGAAGCCCTTTGCCCCGGCATCGCCCACGCCTTCCAGTTCCGCCCGCACCTGTTTGCCGCCGACCGCCGCGAGGCGGACGCTCACACGCTTTTCAGCCATCCTCAGCTCCGATCTTTTCGTTGATGCGGCGGACCATAACCGCCTCCAGTTCTGGCAGTAGCTCCGCCACCACCATCGTGTTCTGGCCCAGCGCTCGGGCCAGAGCCATGGCCGCGCCTATGTCCCAACCGATGACTGCCTTGCCGGCGACGCGCATTTGACCGCCGAGACGAGCGACCAGGTCCCAGACCTGCCAGCCGTCGTGGGTTTGTGGTTGGTTCACTCGTGCCGGGCAGTCGGGGCACTGACTTCCGCAGGCCGCGCAGTACCTTTCGCCCCCACCGAAGTGCCAGTCGGCAAGGGCGCAGAGGCGTTTTTTTCCGCATCCAGCAGCATGCCGCGGCTGACGTAGAGGAGGTTGAAGGCCTCGAAGATCGGCCACAGAGCCAGGAGCGCGTCTATGCCTTCGGGTGTGACGGGCAGCACATTGCCTGCGGCATCGCCGACGCCTTCCCAATCGACCACCGCGCGACGAGCAAGCGCTGCAGCGAAGGTGGCTGCGCGACTGTCGTTGCTGGCTTCAGGATCCAGATCCTGCACGGCTTGATCGGAACGTGTCGCCACCATCAGGGCGGTGGTCAGTGGCATTAGTTTCAGGCGTACGCCATGGCCGAGGTCCAGCCATTGCGGTTCGGGAGAGAGGTCGAGACGGATCATCAGTAACTTCCAATGCTGTTAACGAGGACAACGGTGCACATGCGCGCAGGGCTGGAGGCCAGTGCCGCCTGCCAGTCGAAGCTGGCCTGGACGCCCTTCGGGCCTTTGATCTCGATGCGTGGGCGCGGCAGATAGACCGCATGGGCGGTCAGCGTCAGGCTCTCGCCGCTGGCCAGCACATAGGAAAACTCAAGCGCCGCCGCCGTGCCATTGATTGCTTGGGTCAGAAGCGTCGTGTCAGCGAAGCGCACTTCAATCTTGCCGGTCAGGGCCGCGATGGTTGGGTCCGCGCCGTCGATCTTGGCATCGGAGCGAATGGTCTCGATCCGGTCGAGATTGTTCGCATACGTCAGGTCGGCTGAGACGATGTTGCCCAGCGCTACCCCGTCCCGCTTGATCGCCCCGTTGAAATGGCCGAAGCGCTTCAGGGCGATGGCTGCGGGTGTTGCTGCAGCGGTGGCGCCTGCAATCGCTTCACCCTGCGCCACCAGCACCGCCTTGGCCCCGAGCAGGCCAGACCGTTCCATCGACCAGGTCAGAGCATCAAGGACGCAGCCGGAATACATGGCGAAGCGCGGCACTTCCGGCATTGCGACTTCGATGGACATGCTGGGCAGGGCCCAACTGCCCGACATGAAGGTGTGGGAATTCAATCCGCCGGTCAGGGTCGCCCCTGATACCGTGCCGTTGGAAGAGGGCGAGATCGACGCCGCCAACGTGAAGGTATTGCCTGTGGTGCCAAGGACGTCGAACACCATGGTCAGCGCGGTGGAGGTACCGGTGTAAGTGGCGAGCGCCACCCCCGCGACGACGCTGGCGTTCAGCGCTACGGCCAGCGCCGTCATGGTGGCGGCGAGGTTGGCGCCGATGTTGACCTGGTTGCCGGTCGCGCCCGAGGCCACGAAGGTGAAGGCCGTGCCATTGATCGTCAGCGTGCTGTTGACGGCTGGCTGCGCAGAGAAAGCGATCGACCCAGTGGCGGCCACGGTGCCTGCCGTCGTGGGCGCCCCGAACGCCGCCTTCAGCCAGAAGCCGAAGCCTACTGCATCAATCGGCACCTCGACATCGCCATCGGTGGTGATCGCGTCCAGTAAGGGCGCTCGAGGATCGCGGCCATAGCCAAGAAGCTCCGAGGCCAGCAGCGGCTGCTCGGCCGCGAGCGAACTCGTGATGAAGGGCATCTGGGTGTAACCAGAACCCGGCGGGGTGCCGTAAACTGTCTCGAACGCAAGCGCCATCTGCGCTCGCGCCCCTTGTGCGCGTGCCATATTGGTCTCCTTGATGTTGGATTGTCAGCCGAGCGGATCGGCCAGCGAATAGTGCAAACGCACAGTGATGACGGCGGCCTTCAGGCTGGCCGCACCCTCGACGGGCAGGTCAACCGGTCGCGGTGCTTCTGCCTCGATCCAATCGCAAAGCCCCCCCAACGAGCGGTCGGTGGCCAGCGCGGTGCCGATGCTTGCGCAGAGCGTGTCGAAGGCGATGTCACGCGCGGTGCCCTGCACGACCGCTTCGATCTCGGCCTGGTGCTCATAGTGGTAGGTCAGTGGGGACAGCGTGACCTCAGGTTCGCCCGGTTCGCCATCGCGAAGGATCAAAAGGCCGGCTGACGGGATGCGCTCAGGCAGGACGTCCCCGCGCAGGGCAGTGGCCGCAAGAGTCTGCAGCCGCGCGTGCAGCGCGGTGAGGATGGTTTCGCGCTTGGTGGGCATGGTTCTCTTCAGATTGTCAAATCAACAAAAGCCGTCTTGTGCGTTCGCACCGATTTCGACACGGTTCTGGTCAGGCAGGCTCCAGAGAGGTTCGATAATGCTCTTCAATGTCGACAAGGCTCTCGGTCTGCCGGATATTCGTCACATTGTTGCAAAGCGAGGCGAAGTACTGGATCGTTTCGGGCCGAGATTCCGTGATCCGCTAAGTCTGACCAAGCAGGACTACCTGGATTTCCTGAGCTTCAAGTACAATCACCACTGGACGGGTTTGGAACGGCTGGGGCGCCGAGCGACAGATGATATGGAAAGTTTGCGGGAGGCTATAGCCCTCCTAGTAGACGAAACAAAACCGATCTCGGAAAGATTTGATACCGCCTTTTCCATGGTGAGTGGAGCCGGTGCGGCCACTCTCACACCCATATTGCTCTTGGCATATCCTGATCGCTACGGGGTTTGGAACGGCACGAGCGAACCCGAAATGCGAGAACGCGGGGTATGGCCGACGTTCCCCCACGGCGCTTCGGACGGCGAAAAGTATGAGATCATCAATTCCGTGCTTGTTCAGCTAGCAAGGGACTCAAATGTAGACCTATGGACGCTCGACGCACTCTGGTGGATGAGCAAGCTGGAACGTCAAAACACGGGCCACTACCTAGGCTCCAGAGATATCGCGATCTGGAATATGGCTGAACAAGCCAACCAAACGGCCAAGCAGTCTTACGGACAGACAGTCGAACGCACAATCAAGAACAAGGACCTCCGGCTCTCCAAAGAGGATCTAATCACGCATCTCAAAGAGTTGCTGGAGGAGACGGGTGATAGGTGCGCCATTTCAGGCATTGTCTTGCAGTTTGAAGGCCCAGATTTACAATTGCGACCGTCCTTGGATCGAATTGACAGCTCCGGCCACTACGAATTTGGAAATCTCCATGTTGTTGCGCGTTTCATCAACTTCTGGAAGCGTGATACCGAGGATTCCGAGTTCCGTCGACTGTTGGCTATTGTGCGAGGAGAATTTTAGGCCCGAACTTGCTGACTGCTCATGCTCTTCCCTCCACCCAGTTGGCGACAACTAGCACCGGCACACCGTCGTGCACTCGCTCAGCGTCCCGTGCCAGATCCAGCCGCTTCGGCAGCTTGACCTGTGGCACCAGCAAGAAGATCGGCGCGGTGACCACCCCTCGTCCCGTCTTCGATCGTGATGTCACCGCGCGCCCTTTCGTGTTCAGTCGCCCTTCCGCCACCAACAGGCTTGGCCCGCGACGGCGATAGATAAACCGCAGCCGCAACCCGGTACGGCGCTCCCATTCGCGAGGGCTAGTTTTGCCGCCCCGCGTGGACTTGCCGGCAGCAGGCGTTGGGATCGCCAGCCAGAAGCCGCTCTTCGACCGGATCAACGGGCCGGTGTCATGCGCGCCGACGATCACCGACGCATTCGACCAAACCAGCGTAGCAGCGTTCAGGCTTTCCCCAGACTTCGGGAAGTTGGCGGCGCGGATCGAATTGGCAAGGCGCATGCCCAAGCCCGCGCCGGTGATCTGCGCCCGCCAGGCGGATTTCAGACTGGTGCCCGCCTGCCGCATCGCGGCGGAGACCGCGCTTTCGCCAGCGAGGACTTCCTCCCGCATCATGGCGACGATGTCTGGAGTGATGTCGATCTTCAGCCTCATGACGGGCCCAGATCCAGAGTCCAGACGAGACGTTCCCGGTCCCGCACCGGTTCGCCCTGAATGAGGAACGCCTCGCTGTCGATCTCGATCCTATCGCCGGGGCGCGGGTTTGGCACCTCGGCGATCCGCAGGTCGATGCGGGTGGTTTCCAACCAGAGCCGGGCATCGCCGAAGTCCGTGATGGCATCGGCGCGCAGGGCGATGACGCGCACCAGGACGGGTGTGCCACCATCGGACGTGTAGACCGCGTCCCGCCCGATGTTCGGGTCAGCGAACAGGGCCGCCATCGCCGCGTCAAATGCCGTCACAGGAAGGCGCCATTCAAGCGAACGCGGCCGATCAGGTCCGAGACCCCGCCTGCCACGATATCGGTCGCAACTCCGATCAGCGTGTTCGACGTCAGGGTCTTGGTCGTGTTCTTGGCCGCGTTGTCCCAGTAGATCTTGTCGCCCACGGCCCAAGCCTGCGAGGCGACCTTCTTCAGATCGTAGACGCCCTCGAGGGCGGTTTCGACTGGATCGCCGAGGGCGGCGGTCCCCGCGGCCACGCCGAAGATGGAACCTACCAGCAAGCCATCGCCGGAGGTCACGGCATAGGGCGCGGTCAGGGTGATGGTATTGCCGGGCTGGACGTAGTTTTTCATGGGGATGATCCTTTTGGAAAGACGAAGGGCGGCCCGTCAGGACCGTCCGCATGTCAGGGTTCAGGATTAAGGCGTTACGCGCCAGGGTTCTTGTAGAGGCCGCGCCAGTCGATGGCCTTGGCGCCGAAGTCGAGGCGGCACTTGATCTCGACCCCGTCGACATCGAAGCCGTTGCGGGTCTCGATATAGGCGCCCTGCTGGCCTTCCAGATAGGCGTATTCGATGGTGTCGATCTGGTTCGGGCTCGCTGCCAGATACCAGGCGGTGGCGCTGGCGGCATCGAGGCGGGGCTCGCTGATCGGGCTGAGCGTCCGGATCGACTGCGGCACCACCTTGGTGCTGTCGGCAGGCACGAGGTTCTGCGCCACCAGCTGCTCGGCCTTCAGTTCCAACGCAGCCGGCACGATCAGAAAGGCGGGGCGCACGTTCAGGACGGTCTTCTTGTCGAAGCCCGTCTGCAGCGCCATCGCCGCGCGCGCCGCCCCCACCGCGTCCACCGCCAGAGCTGCGCCGGTCCCGGCAAGGTTCTTGTGGTTGGCGTGGAACAGCGTGTTGCCGTCAGCCATCGCCGGGTTGGCGGTGATGATGCCCCAGACGACGTCCGATTCCAGCTGCGCGATGGAGTTGCCATACATCGCCGGGATCCGGGTGAAGGCGTCCAGATCGTCGTTGATCAGGGTCTGGCGGGTGATCGCGACCACACGGCCATAGGTCTTGACCTTGTAGCTTTCCTTGCTCTCACCCAGCGTGCCGCGCTTGAACTCGCCGCTTTCACCGACCTCCAGCAGCTGGGGCGCTTCGCCAAGCTGCACCCGGTTCATCGCCTTGAAGTCGGTTGCCAGCACTTGGCGGCAGAACAGCATGAAGGTGCGGGGATAGGTCTCGTAGGCCTGTCGCAGCGTCTTGTTGGTGACGGCCGACAGGATTTCGGGGAAGTCGGAGGTCGAATGCAGCGAGCGCGTCGCCACCTCGTCGCGCGAGAGGCCCCGCGTGTTCACCCCGGCATTGGTCAGGCTTTCGCGGGCGAGTTCCAGCAGAGACATGCCGCGATATTGGCGCGCAGAGTCATCCAGCTGGAACAGCGTCGGGCTGAAGCGATGCAGCAGCGCGTTGGCCACCGCGTCGCGGCGGGTCACGCGTTCATCCCGCCCACCGAGCGGGATCGAGACATGCGAGAAGGTGCGGGTTTCTTCCGACCGGGCGGCGACCTGGTCGAGAATCAGGCGGCGGGATTCATCGACGGTGACACCACGTTTGACCAGATCGTCCGCAAAGCCGCGCTCGAGGTTCAGACGGCCCGCCAGATCATAGATGGTGGAGACGCGGTCGCGCTCACCTTCACGGGCCCGGGTGGCGATGGCTTCGGTGTCGGGCGGAGTAGTCGGCGCGACTTGCGGCAGCGCACGCGTTTCGACCGCGCGCGCCTGCGGTTCGGCAGCGGGATTGGTGGGGGTGGTCATCTGGGTCTCCTCGGTCGCTTGGGGTTCGGCGGCCGTTGCGGCCGGGGATGGGGTCGGGTCGGTCATCGGGGATGCTCCTTGTCGGGTTTGGGAAGCGTCCCGGCGATGAAGGACGCAGTCGTGAAGGGATTGCTGGGCGCGGAAACCGGCGGCGGGGTCGGCCCCGACCGGCACGGCGGAAACCTCGAACGGCGTCCAGTCGACCGCGCGCCACAACTCGCGGCCGCCATCAGGCTTGGAGACTTCAAAGCGGTGGACCTGGTAGCCGATGGACACCGCCCGGATGTGCCCGGCCTGAATGTCGCGCCAGATCGGCTCGACATCGTCGCGTTCCGATATACGGACTAGCGCGATGCCCCGTCCGTTCTCAAGGCGGGCCGAACCGGGCACGACGGAGCCGATGACGGCATCGAGCGCGCCCAGTTCGTGCACCTTCAGGAAAGGCGCGCCCGCGTTCAAACGTTCCAGCCGCACATGGGCGGGGTCGAGGCTCAATTCCTCGTCGTAAGGCTCGCCGAAGAAGCTGGCGCGGCGGACGCGGGCCCCGGCCGACCAGACCACCTCGACGGTGCGGGCGGTCGCATCGGCCGTGTTCGGCGCAAGCTCCGCCGTCCGGCGCATGGCCGGCAGTTCGATCATCGTGTCCATCAGTCGTTCCTTGGTTTCATGCGCACCGTCCGAGCGCCATTCTATCTAGTTCTGATCTAGATGATTTAGATTGACGCTCAGACGTTCTTCGCCTAGATCAAATGTAGATGCTTTAGATTGGAGAATCGAAATGCCAAATCTCGTCACAAGCCTAGACAGCGCACTAGAAGCTATCAGAACACTGAATGGCAGCCTGCATGAGTGTCCGGAACTAGCGGACCGATTGGGCCAAGCCCACGCCTTTTACGTCCTTGAAGACAGTAACGGACCGCGCTTTGGTTTTTCAAAGTTCGTCGGCTATGAGGGCCTGACCCCCGATGATTACCTTCGAGACTACAAATCACTCGATGGGCGCAACACCGAGCATGCACTTTCCAAGTGGTTTGAAGAACTGCGTCTTGGTTCTCCAGCCTATGAGGATCTTTTCCAGCAACTCTCTGATTGGCTCGGAAAGTTCGGCAAACGTCCCCGAGGTGGCGAAGCTCAGAAAGTGCGCCTGATGGTTGTGCGCCCTGAATTTCGTGATCAGGCATCAGATGAAGGCGAAGACAGACGGCTACTCGAACTCTTGCTTGCCGTTGCAAATTTACTTCCGGCCAACCAACGGCACGAACTCCGCGCGGCTTTGTAAACTACTGTTGGTACACGCAGTCTCTACTCCACCGTATCATCCGCGACGGCAGGCGTGCCACCGGTCTGGGCGCTGCCGGTTTTCGTGACGCGGCGCGGGTCGCTGTCGAGGACCAGCCCCAGCGCATCCAGCTTGGCATTGGTCGCGGCGATTTCGGCAAGCACGGCATCCGGGTTTCGCCCCTGTCGGGCGATCACCTCTGCAAGCGTCATGGTGCCGGACCGGATTGATAGGAGGTTCGCCATCGCGTCCTTCTGCGGATCGACCGCCTCGAACTTCGGCGGCGACCATTCGACCGGCACGTCCGGTGTCGGGATCTGGCCCGCCGCCCATGCGACTTCGGTGAACCAGCGCCAGACAGGGGCGCAGAACATCGGGATGAACAGCTGCCACTGCACCGCGTCGATCTGGCGGCGGAATTCGACCAGCCCGGCCCGGATCGAGGAATAGTTGACCTGGGAGAGGTCCCCGGTCAGCAATTCATACGGCACCCGAAACCCAGCCGAGATGGTGTGCAGGCTGGCCCGCTTGTATTCGCCATAGCCACCGGTGGCGGACGGCTGGTTAAATCGGATGTCTTTGCCGCCGCGTGCATAGGCAATCAGCCCCGGCTCGAACTGCTCGACCCGGTTGCCATCGGCATCGACTACGGTGGGTGCGATACCCTGCTGGGATTCGTCATCGCCGAAGACGATGGCGGTGACACAGGCCTCGGTCTTCTTGCGGACCAGTTCGGCCACTTCGTAATCGTCGAGATCGCGCAACGACCGGATCACCGGCGCGCCCCAGGGAACGCCGCGGACCTGCGTGCGCTGCTTTTCATAGACATGGGCGATTTCGGTGGCGGGAACCGGGCGACTTGCCGCCCCACCCCGCAAGCTCGCTTGGGCGTCGCCTGGATGGTCGGTGTAGAGCCAGTATGCGCGGCGCTTGCCGACCGGATCGAACTCGATGCCCTGCACGATGCGCGTCGAGTTGGCATCGCTACGCTTGGTCGCATCCAGGAAATCGGCCTCAAGCACCTGTAATTGCAGCGGCACCGCCAGATCATCCCCCGCCCGGCGCAGCCTACGGCGGACCAGCACCTCGCCCGCCTCGACCATCTCCCGGCAGATCAGCGTCTGCAGGCCGTAGAAATCCAGCTGGCCGTCCGCATCGCAATCCGCCGTCCAGCGGGTGAAGAGGTCATCGACCTTGCGATCCAACTTGTCATCGCCGCTGGCGGCGCGGGGCATGATGCCCGAACCGATGATGTTGTTCACCAGCACCGCAACCGCCTTGGCTGCATGCGGGTTGTTGCGCACAAGATCGCGCATCCGGTCCCGCAATAGCGTCCCGGCCACGCCGATTTCGGTGTCGGCTGAAGACCCCGGCGCGCGCCAGCCGTCCGTGCGCCGTCCTTTGGAAGCGCCATCATATCCCCGCGTCAGGGTCTCGAATGCCTGCCGTGCCAGCACCCGACGGGCGGCCATGCGCGGCGACACCGAGGCGATGGCATGGTCCATCCAGTTCGCGGGCATCAGCGATCCCCGCGGGAGAAGCCTGCCAACCCGGCCACCGGCAGCGGCCGCGTAGTCCCGGCGATTGCGCGTTCGATGGTCCGGATTCGGCCCAGCAGATCCTCGGCCGATCCATAATCCAACGATTTGCCGTCATAACTGACGCGGGTCGTGCCGCTGGCATAGGCGCGGCGCAGGGCTGCGAGTTCGGTTTCCGTCCAGTCTGCCATGTCAGAACCATCCTCCGCGTCGGCCAAGCCAATCCGACTGGCGTTTTCCCTGGGGTGCAGATTGCGGCCGGTTGACCCGCCCCGCGCCATCCCTTTCCGTTGGCGCCGCCCCGAGTTGATCCTCGAGATCGCGCCATTTCTCGTCGGTCCATCGATCCGCGCCCGCAATCCAGGCGGCGGCGCGGGCATAGACCCGGCAATCGGGCGCCTCGTTACGTTCACGCAGCTTCTGCCATTCCAGCCGTGCAAAGCCGCGCTTCGTGCGCACCGTCACCAGCTGCTCGGCCACAAACTGCTTCAGCCATTCGTTCTCGACCCAATGCGGCAGATGCACCGAGCCGGGTGGGAACGCCGCCCCTTCGGCCGTGTCTTCCTCGGTCGGCCGTTCCAGCCGCAGGAAGCGATAGGTCTCGGCCTTGAAGGTCGACACCGCCACAGTCCAAAGCCGCGCGCCGCGCCGCAGACGTTTGCCGCCCTCGGTCGCGTCGACAAAGGTCGGCCCCGAGACCGGGCTGGAGCGATTGAACCCCTCGACACCCTTGACCGGCGATACCTGCCCAAACCCCTGCGCCCGCGACCATGAATAGACCGCCGGGGCCTCGTAGCCGGTGTCGATGGCGAGCCGCGCAATCCGCAGATGCGCGCCGCGTTCATGCGGCCAGGACCGGTCCAGCAAGGCCGTCAGTTCAGACCACGCGTCGTGCCGGTCCGGCCCACCCTCGATTACGACGTGATCGACCAGCCAGCTTTCGAGGCCCCGACCCCAGGCCCAGACATCAACTTCGATCCGGTCCTTCTGCACATCAGCCCCGGCGGTCAGGAACAACCCACCCGCTGGAACGGTGCCGGATTTCCAGCGTTCGCGCCGGTCATAGAGCCGCTGCCAGTCCGGCGCTTCCCCGGTCTCGACCCATGTCTCGCCAAGGATCGTGTTGCGGAATGCCTTGATCGCCTCGTCCGACCCTTGGGCCGCTTCCCATGACCGCACGATCCGCTCCCAACTCAGCCAGCCGATGGGCGAGTAAAGCGCCGAGAGGTGATACCCGACCGTTGTCGGATCGGTGGCAACGGCAGTTGCGCGCCATTCACCCGCTTCCAGCATCGAGGTCTTGTGATGCTCGCCGATGGGCGCATCACAGCCTTCGCAATGATATTCGGCGGTTTCCGGCTTGCCTTTTTGCCAGCGCAGCCGGTCGAATTTCAGCCATTGGTCATGGCCGCAGTGCGGGCACGGCAAGAAGAACCGGCGCTGATCGCTAGCTTCGTATTCCCGTTCAATCCGGCTAAGCCCCCGGATCGTCGGCGTCGAAACCAGAAACACCTTTCGCCGGTGCGCGAAGGTCAGCGAACGGGCCTCCGCCAACGTGACGGGGTCACCTTCCTCGTCGGCCGAGGCGGGATAGGCATCGACCTCGTCGAGAAAGATGTAGCGCGCCGGGGTCGACCTCAGCCCGACCGCCGAGTTCGCGCCAGTCATGATCAGGATGCCGCCCGCGAATTCCTTCGACAGCATCGTGTTGCCCGCATCGCGCGACCGGGCTGGTTTGACCCGCTCCCGCAGGTCGGGGCTTTCGTCGATCAGCGGGTCGATCCGCTGGCGCGAGTTGCGTTTGGCCAGTTCCACCGTCGGCTGGACCGCCAGCATCGGTCCCGGTGCCTGGTGGATTGCAAAGCCGATCCAGTTGTTGCCCGCCTCGGTCGCGCCGACCTGTGCGGCCTTCATGAACACGATGCGTTGCATCACATCGCCGGGCGACAGCCGGTCCATGATCTCGCGCATGTAGGGCGTGCGCGCCGTGCGATAGCGCCCCGGTTCCGCTGATGCGCGGCCCGACAGCATCCGGTGCTTGTCTGCCCATTGCGACACGGTCAGGTCGGGGTCCGGCGTAAGCCCCGCGCCCCAGGTGCGCAGGATTTCTGCTGCGCCGTCGAAATCCGTCAGATCACCGTCATCGGAAGTCGGGCCGGACCTCGGCAAGTTCGTCGAGGTGGGCACGGACATGTTTTTCCAAGGCCTTCTGCATTGCGGCCGGTTCCACGCCCAGTTCCGCCGCCATCAATGCCGACGACCGCGCAGGCCAGTTCACCCAAGCGTCCCGCACCTCCCGCGCCAGCCGGAACACCAGCGACAGCGCCCGCGCCCGCTCGATCAACTCCCCCTTCAGCTTTTGCAGGCGGATCCGCCGCTCCTGTGCCTTCAGCACCTCGTTGGCGGTCTTCGCCTGCAGATAGGTCGTGCCGCCGCCAACCGCGGGCACCGCCAGACCCTGTTCACGCAGCGTATCGCCGACAGCAGCAACGGCCGCCTCGGGCACCGGCTTCAACTTCGGCTCAGGTGGCTTCCTGGCCTTCGACGGATCGGTCGTTTCCGTCCGGCGTACATCGCTGGCGGCCGCGTTGATGCTGCCGTCGGCGAACAGCACAAGCCGCTCGGCGGTCTTCGCCTTCTGGATCGCGCCCCGCGACAGCCCGACATGCGCGGCGTATTGGCGCTCGCTCATGCCCTGCATTGGCCGCTCCGATTATCATTCAAGATCATGCGCTTATCTCGTTGATAAGCATCCCGGACAGAGCGAACGTCCCTTCAGAAAGACGATGCAACTCACTTAGGAGCCACCAAAATGACCCGCCGCGCACAGGACAACACGAAAGCCCTCGATGCCTTCATCGCCAAGAAGGCCGAGATCGACGCGATGCTCGCCCGACTTCAGGCGCTCAGCGACGACCATTTCAACTTCGATCCGGAAGCGGTCAATTGGGGCAGCGTCGGATCGATTGGCGGCGTCGCCAGCGACCTCCAGAAGATCACCGATTTCCTTTTCGGCGAGGGAGAACACGCCGAGTAAACCAGCCAGCCATCGCGCCAGCCCCGCCCTGCGGGGCTTGGCCTCGTAGAAGGGCTCGCATCCCGCGCGCCCCGACACGGAGACGACGATGACCCAACTTTCCGACACCCAAGCCCTGATCCTGAGCGCCGCCGCCCAGCGGCCCGAGCGCATCGCCCTGCCGCTGCCCGAGAGCCTGCGCGGCGGTGCCGCCGCCAAGGTGGTCGGCGCGATGATCGCCAAGGGCCTCCTGCAGGAGGTCGACGCCGACCTGCGAAAGGGCGAACCCATGTGGCGCGAAACCGGCGACGGACACGGCACCACACTGGTCGCCACCGACGCAGGCCTCGCCGCCATCCGCATCGAGCCCGAGGACACGCACACCGCGCCCATGAGCGCGCCGGACGCGCCGACAGAGGAAGCCGCGCCCGACACCCCCGCCGAACCCGACGCCGCGCCCAAGGCGCGCACGCCGCGCGAGCGGACCAAGCAGGCCACGCTGATCGCCATGCTGCGCGCGCCGGACGGCGCGACCATCGACGAGATCATGACCGCGACCGACTGGCAGTCGCATTATGCCGATGTCCGGATTATGCCGATGTAGGTCTGCAAGTTGTTGTTTCTGTTTGGGATCGGTGTAAAGGGGTCGGCATAATCCTCGAAGCTGATGGCTGGTAAGG